GCGCAGATCGGCTGGACGTGGTTCTTGATCGGCTACCTGTTCAAGTTCATCCATAATTTGCCGCGCCCCATCATGATCCTGTTTGCCAAAGAAAAAGACGGCAAGAACTTTCATGACGAAAAGCTCAAGTTTGGTGTCACGGCCAATACTGAAGTAGCCAAGTTGATGCCGGTCGATGTCAGCCGCACCTCGGGCAACCGTTGGGACCATAAAACCTTTCCGGGCGGGTTCCTCAAACTGGTGGCGTCGAACTCGCCCGGCAACGTTAAGTCCACGTCGTCGGTGGGCTTGTCGGTGGTGGAAGAACCTGACGACACCAGCGATGACGTAAAGGGGCAGGGCGATGCTATCACCCTGCTGGAGGAGCGCGGCAAACGCTACCCCGGCTCCAAGATGCTGGTGGGCGGTACGCCGGCGATCAAGGGCGCGAGCAAGACCGAAGCGCGTCTGGCCCAGACCGATTGCCGGGTTTTGCCGATCATCTGCCACAGCTGTGCCCAGTCGCATGTGTTGGATTTCGCCCATATCAAGTGGCTCGACATTGAAGAGGACGCCCAGCCACACGAGATCTACGGCCGTGCGGATCCTGAGACCGCCGGCTACGGGTGCCCGCACTGTGGCGAAATTTGGGACGACTACCAGCGCAAAGAGAACATCCGCAACACGGTGTTCAACGCAATTGACGCGGGCGATCCTTATTGCGGCTGGGTGCCAACCAAACCCTTTGCCGGTCGTGCCGGTTTCATTGAGCTGAACGAACTGTACGCGTGCCTGCCCGGTACCAGCCTGGCCGACATCGTGCGGGAGAAACTCAACGCCGAACACCAGGCGTCGATTGGCAACCTGTCGTTGCTGATCAAGTTCGTCAACCAGAAACAGGGCCGTGCCTACGAGTACAAATCCGACCTGCCTGAGGCCGATAAACTGGCTGAGCGAGCGGAGGACTACCCGGAAATGTTTGTGCCTATGGGGGGCCTGGTGATCACCGCCGGCGTCGACGTGCAGCACGATCGCCTGGCGGTGGTGATGCGGGCCTGGGGCCGAGGCGAGGAATCCTGGCTGATCTACTGGGGCGAGATCTACGGCGAGGTGGTGCTGCCTGACCAGGGCGTCTGGCTGGATCTGGAAAAGTTGCTGTTTGCGGCGATTCCACACGCCTGCGGCGCCAAGCTGCGGGTGCTGGCTACTTCGCTGGATACCTCGGACGGCACCATCACCCAGGACGCGGCGTATGCGTTTTGCCGTAAGCATCAGCGCAACGGCGTGATGGCGATCAAGGGCGCGAGCGAACGTGGCAACACCCGCGACGATGAGCGCCGGGAAATCTTCAGCGCGCCTCGGCAGGGCGTCGACACTGACAAAGAGCAAAAGGCCTCGAAGTACGGTTTGCGCCCTTACATTGTCGGCACGTCGCGGGCCAAGGATCTGTGGATTGAGGGGCGTTTGCCGTTGACCGGTGACGGCCCTGGTCGGATGCACTTTTACAAAACGGTGCGTCCGGATTATTTCCGGCAGATCACCGCCGAAGTGAAGGCGCCCAGCCGGCGACACCACTACCGCAAGGTCTGGCAGAAAAAGGCCGGCCAACCGAACGAAGGTACCGACTGCGAGACGTATGCGTTGCACGCGGCACGTTCCCTGAAAACGCATTTGATGCGGGAGCAAGACTGGGCAGGGCTCGATGCACAGATCCGTCAGGGTGCGTTGTTTGACCCACCCGAGCCGGATCAATCCGAGGCTGAACCCGATCCCGAAACGGACGGGACCGGTCCAGAACCTACACCACCAGCCGAACCACCCAATCTCCCGCCCTCTGGTGGGAGAGTTGTTTCTGGGCGCCGTAGTGCAATGCGCGTGCTCTCCCAACGCAGGAATTAATTCATGGCTATCACCCTGGAACAAGCGCAGGGCCAGCTGCAAGCCTGGCTCGATGCGAGCATGAAGGTCAGCCAAAAGCAGAGCTACCGCATCGGTACCCGGCAATTGGAATACGCCGACCTTGCCGAAATCACCAAGACGATCGACTACTGGCAACAGCAAGTTGATCGCCTGGAGAGCGGTCGCACTCGGGGGATCGTCCTGCGTGGGATTACGCCGCGATGAGCCGCGCACCGAAAGTGCCAGAGCCGACGCTACTGGATAAAGCCATCACCTGGCTCAGCCCCGAGCGCGGCGCCAAGCGCATGCACGCCCGGTTAACCATGACCGCCTTGGGTGGTTACAGCGGCGCGTCGAAGTCCAAGCGCACGTTGAGCGCCTGGACCCCGACGGCAGGTAGTGCGGCGGCAGATCTGCTGCCCGACTTGCCCACGCTTCGCGAACGCTGCCGAGATCTTGAACGCAACAATCCCATCGGTGGTGGTGCGATCAATACGGTGACGACGAAGACGGTCGGCACCGGCCTGGCGCTCAAGTCGGTGGTCAATCGCTCGATTTTGGGCTGGGACGAAGACCAGGCCAGGGAGTGGCAGCGCAAAACGGAGTCACTGTTCAAGTCCTGGGCGGAAACCACCAGCTGCGACATCACCCGCGAGCAGAATTTCTATGGTCTGCAGGATCTGACCTGGCGATCGGTGCTGAGCAGCGGTGACGTGTTTACGTTGCTCACGCACAAAGAACAACCCGGCCAGCACTACTCGGCGTGCATCCAGCTGATTGAGGCCGACCGGGTTTGTAATCCTAGCAACAAGGCCGACACGGAAGCCCTGACTGCCGGCATCGAGCGTGATGCCGATGGTGCGCCGATTAAGGCACACATTCTGCGCAGCCACCCAGGAGCGCTGGGCGTCAAAGATCGTGTTTGGGATGACCGTCCGTTCTTCAACGAGCGCGGCGGTCGGGTGCTGCTGCATGTGTACCGGCGTCGTCGGGTGGGCCAGCCACGCGGTGTGCCGTACTTGGCGCCGGTGATCGAGAAGCTCAAGCAGTTGGACCGTTACACCGATGCCGAGCTGGAAGCGGCGGTGGTGTCTGCGTTCTTCGCCGTGTTCATCAAGCCGGGGCAGGGCGGCAATCTGAGCCCTCTGGCATCGGCCGTTACTGGCAACACCCCGGTGGGTGGCGATAAACCCGCCGGGCGCGACCAGGGCGGTTGGGACGGCTCACTCAGTGGCGGCATTGTCGCCGAGCTGGACGACGGTGCGTCGATCGATACCGCATCACCTGGTCGCCCGAACATGGCATTCGATCCGTTCGTGCTCGCCATGCTCCGGCAGATCGGCATGGCCCTGGAGCTGCCTTATGAGGTGCTGATCAAGCACTTTACCGCCAGTTACACCGCCGCGCGTGCTGCGGTGATGGAGGCTTGGCAATTCGTTCGCGGTTGCCGAGATTTTTTGGGCCAGCATTTCTGCCAGCCCGTGTACGAGCATTGGCTTGAAGAGGCCGTGGCACAGGGAGACATCGAGGCTCCCGGGTTTTTCGACCACCCGTTGCTGCGTTATGCGTACAGCGGGTCGCTATGGGTGGGGGATGGTCCTGGCACCGTTGATCCGCTCAAAGACATCAATGCCGCCGAAAAGCGCATCGATATTGGCGTCAGCACCCTCGCCAAGGAATCCATGCTTTACGACGGCAGCGACTGGGAAGAGAACCACGAACAGCGTGCGCTTGAAGTGAAGCGTAGGCGCGATGACGGCCTATCCGTGTCACCAACGGCTCGCCCCGAGGATGAGCCTGCGGCCAATCCTGATCTTCCTGAACGGACCTGACTATGAGCGACAAACCAACCGATGCACCTCCCGTGCACCGGGTGACGGCGTTCGACCTGGTATCACGTGAGCCCTGGGCCATCACCCCGGACATGCTGCAGACCATCACCGCCATCGCCCGCCGGGAGCATGAAGGCCCGGAAGCCTTGGAGGCCAGGCAGGGCAAACCCTTGCAGAACAGCCGCGCGGTGACCCAGCGCGGCAATGTGGCGTTGCTGCCCGTCACCGGCCCGGTGTTCCGCTACGCCAACTTATTTACGGCGCTGTCCGGTGCGACGTCGCTGGATGTGCTGGCCAAGGAGTTCACCACCGCCGTCGACGATCCGCGCACCGACACCATCATTCTGGTGATGGATACCCCCGGTGGTATTGCCAGCGGCATTGCTGAATTCGGCCAGATGATCCGCGCCTCGCCCAAGCGGGTGGTTGCGTATGTGTCCGGTAACGCGGCCAGCGCTGGCTACTGGATAGCTGCAGCAGCCCATGAAGTCGTTATGAGCCGCACCGGCGCCGTGGGCTCCATCGGTACGGTGCTGACGGTACGCAAAAGTGACGACGACGGCAGTTTTGAGATCGTCAGCAGCCAGAGCCCGAAAAAGCGTCCTGACTTCGGTACCGAGTCAGGCCGCGCGGTGGCGCAGGCCCATGTCGACCGGCTGACTGACATCTTTGTCGAGGACGTCGCCAATTACCGTGGCCTCAGTGTTGAAACCGTTTTGGCCGACTTCGGCCAGGGCGATATGCGGATTGGCTCCGATGCCGTGGCATTGGGCATGGCTGACCGTGAATCCACCCTTGAACAACTCATCGCTGAGTTCAACAGCAGTTCTTCTGGAGAAAGACCTATGTCCACTACTACCAACAGTAACGCACCCGCTCCAACTGCAGAAAAACCCGTTATCAACCGCGAATACCTGGCCGCGAATCATGCCGAGCTGCTCGCCAGCCTGGAACATGACGCACACGCCGCTGGTGTCGCTGCCGGTGCCCGCGCTGAGTGCGAACGCATCCAGGCGGTGGAAGCCGCCGCACTGCCCGGACACGAAGAGCTGATTGCCACGCTCAAGTTCGACGGCAAAACCACCGGTGCAGAAGCGGCGGCGCAGGTCATCGGCGCCGAAAAAACCAAACGCGCCGGTGCTCTGGCCGACATTCGTGCCCAGGCGCCTGCGCCGGTGCCCAACGCGCTGACGCCACCGGCAGCCCCTGAGGCTGTGAAGGAGGATCCAGAGGCGCCGCTGGAGGAACGCGCCAAGGCGACCTGGGACGGCGACAAGGAACTGCGCGCTGAGTTTGGCACCTTCGAGGCTTATCACGGCTACCGCAAGGCCACCGAGCGGGGCCTGGTCAAGGTCCTGAAAAAGTAAGTAACGGGTAACCCCTTTCCACTCATGGCTCTGGAGAATCCTATGCCTCTCACACTTGATACCCCCCGCGCATACGAGATCGGGGGCATTAACGATTTGTCGGTTGCGGCCGGCGTGCAAATTTTCGAAGGTTCGGCGGTCGGCATTGTCGCGGCCAACGGCCTTGCGCGACCTCTGGCGGCTGGGGATTTGTTCGTGGGCTTCGCCGATCGCGGCGTCGACAATCGAATCGGTGCCGCTGCTGCAGCGCGTGTGCGTCTTCGCGAAGAGGGCAAAGTTGAACTGCCCGTCACTGCGCTGGCGATCACCGACATCGGCAAACCGGTGTATGCCAGCGACAGCGGCACGTTCCTGCTCACCGCCGCCGGTAATAGCCTGATCGGGCATGTTCACCGGTTCGTGCGTACCGGCTTCGGCATCGTCAAGTTCACTGCCCAGGCTGTCCCAGTCGCGGCGTAACGCATCACCCAAACCATCCTTTTTTTGACCATATCCTTCTTCAGGAGAATCACCCATGGGTGCTGAAGTACTTTCCAGCCGTGCCATCATCGGCATGTTTTACGAACTGCTCGAGCAGAATGTGGGGTCGAACTGGATCGACGCCGTCTCCAACCTGTTCGACTCCGATCAGGCCAAAGAAACCTATCCATGGATCGGCATGGTGCCGACCTTGCGTGAATGGATTGGTGGTCGCCACGCCAAGGGCTTTATCAGCGCTGATCTGGAAATCGAAAACCTGCATTTTGAGGCCACCCTTGAAGTGCTGGTCACCGAGCTGCGCCGCGACAAAACCGGACAGTTGCGCATTCGCCTGGGCGAGCTGGCCGACCGCACTAACGCGCATTGGGCGCGACTGCTGTCGGTGCTGCTGCTCAACGGCGAAAGCCAGACCTGCTATGACGGCCAGTACTTCTTCGACACCGACCACGAAGAAGGCCAGAGCGGCGTGCAGTCCAACAAGATCACCACCGACATCTCCGAACTGCCAGCGACACTTCACGGAACGCCCAGTCGGCCGAGCGTTGAGGAGTTCCAGCAGGCGGTTGCCCGGTCGGTCACCCAGTTGACCAGCTTCAAGGATGACCAGGGCGAACCCATCAACGAACTGGCACGCGAGTTTCTGGTGATGGTGCCGTTCAACCTGCTGAGCGTGGCACAGACGGCGCTTAGCGTGCCGCGCGGTACCAACATCAGCGAGATCGTCATGCCGGACAACGTGGTTGTCCGCGTGGTGGGCAACGTGCGCCTCAACGCCTGGCAGGACAAATTCGTGACCTTCCGCACGGACGGTCGATTGAAAGCGTTCATCCGTCAGCAAGAGACCGACGTGGCCATGAAGGCCAAGGCCGAAGGCTCGGAGTTCGAGTTCGACAACGATGCCCATCAATACGGCGTCGATACCTGGCGCAACGTGGGTTTTGGGCGCTGGCAGTACGCCGTTCTTAACCAACTGGTGGCGTAAGCCTTTCGGCCTGACACCTCACTGAGGGCATTGATATGCCGAAGTACCTCGTGAATCAGACGATCACCCTTTATGGGGGAGAGCTGATCCTGAATGCGGCCCAGGCCAGTGCGCGTGCGCACAACCTGGAGCCGGTCGCAAACAAGAAGGGCCGCTACACCATCGTGTTGCCTGTTCAGTTCAAAGCAGGGGAGGTGATTGTGATCCCCGGCGAACCGGACAAGGCGTTGGGGCAGCGGTTGTCGAAACTGGACAAGGTCGCAGGAGAGCGTAATGCCGAATAAATCCTACACGGTGCTATCTGGCTCCTTTCGCGGGCCAGATGACAAACTGACCGGGGCAGGGGGCGTGATCGAGTTGCCTGATGACGTGGCCCAGCGCTTCCGTCACCAGCTGGAGGTCTTGGTGGTTGAGCCAGCATCGGCACCTTCCGCTGCGGGTGATGGCGGGCGTAAGCCCGTCAAGGTGAGCCCTGATGCTTGACGAAGATCTCAGGGGCTTCCTTGAGGACTTCGACGTCGGCGGGATGGTTGATGGTCAGCCGTTTCTGGCCGCGCGGGATATGCCGGACGAGATCCACGGCATGGGCGGCACCAACAGCCAGTCGACCGGCTACGAGATCCTGGTCATCACCGCCGAGGCCGAGCGCCTGGGCATAGACAACCCCAAACTGATCACCGTCGCCGGTGTGAATTTTCGCGTTCGTGACCGCCGGATGATCGATGACGGCGCCTTTAGTCTGGCCTCCCTCACCAAGGTTTAACCCCCATGCCCTCTATTCAAGAACGCATCGTCGCAAAGGCGCAGGCGCTGATTCTGGGCGCCGGTACGTTGGCGGCAGACCGGGTGTATCGCAGTCGTACTGAGGCGATCAAACGGGACATGACTCCGGCGATCGTGCTGCGCCCTGACCTTGAAACCTGTGAGCGCGAAAGCGCTGCAGTGGATCGCAACCAGTTCGAGCTGACGGTGGAAATCATCGCCCGGGAGGACACGGTCACAGGTGCTGCCTGGGATCAGGTCGCCGACTTGGTCAAGGTTGCCGTGCATGCGGTCCTGATGGCAGAGGACGCCTTTGAGGAGGCGGATCGGGTGCAGCGCTTCTACATCGACTGGATCGAAGACGAGGGCGACAACACCGCCGGCAATTGCATGGTGCGCTACCGCTTCACCTACCTGTGCAACACCGGCGACCTGACGGCCGGACCTACCTTTTACTGAGGAACACATTATGCAAATCGCATTCGGCAGCGGGTTGTTTTACGCGACTCCGCTGATGGACGCCTATGGCAATGCCATTTCTGCGCCGACCCCCATCCTGCTAGGCATCATGCAAGAAGCCTCGGTGGATCTGTCGTTTGATTCCAAGGAATTGTTCGGCAGCGAGCAGTTTGCGGTCGACGCGGCACGGGGCCAGGGCAAGCTGACGGGCAAGGCAAAGTCCGCCCAGATCAGCCTGCTGCAGTGGAATCAGTTGGTGTTCGGGCAGACCCTGACCACCGGCCAGGTGTTAGTGCATCACTCCACGGAGCCCACAGCGGTGCCTGCAGGGGCCACCATTACCGTGGAACCTCCGGCGGGCGGGACGCTCTCGGGTGATCTTGGGGTACGGGGCGCCGGTGCGATCCCTTACGTACGGGTACTGAGCGCGCCGATCGCGGGGCAGTACACCTTTGATGCTGCCACGGGGGAATATGCATTTGCCGCTGCAGACGTGGCCAAGTCGGTGTTCATTGATTACCGCTACACCGTTGCGACGGGTAAAAGTCTGTCGGTGAAAAACCTACCCATGGGTGACATGCCGGTATTCCAGGGCGAATTGGTCCTGAAATACAAGGGCAAGACTGTGTACGTGCGCGTGCCGAACTTTGTCAGCAACAAGTTGGGTATCGCCACCAAACAGGATGATTACACCATCCCGGACTTTGAATTCACCGGCTACGCGGATGAGTTCGGCGAGGTGTGCTACTGGAGTGCCAACGAATGACGGTCGTGAATGTCCCCGGCGTTTCGTTCCCGTTTCCAGGGAAAACGCTCGTCATCCCACCCCTTGCGCTGGGGGATCTGGAGCAACTGCTGGAGCGGATCAACGCGGTGATGGCCGGCAACATGGACCGTGACAGTATCGCAACGGTGATCGATGCCACTCACGCGGCATTGCGTCGTAACTACCCCGACATTGAGCGCGCAGAAGTGGCAGCCCTTCTGGATCTTCGCAACATGCGTGATGCGCTGGATGCTGTTATGAGTGCCTCGGGCTTGGAGGTCACAGAGCCAGCACCGGGGGAAGGCCAGGCCCCTTCGACTGGGGCCAACTCTACGCTCACCTGATCGCCAGTACCGGCCAAAGCCCGGTCACGCTTCGGCGTGATTGGGACATGGTCATGGTGGGCCATATGACCGATTACTGGCGTACCCATCCACCGGTTCATGTCCTAGTCGCGGGTTATATGGGTTACAAGGCACCTCAGGACGTCACTGATGCCCCCGATCTGGCGCGCGACCTGGCAGCGATGGCCGCAGATCTACGGGACGATTTGCCAGAGCATTTGCGCAGTGGTTTAGATGCATTTGTCGGTGCGCCTTCGACAATATAATCACCTATGCTGATGTTAGATTTTGTCCATATCTATAGGTCGTCGCTATGCGATAAATCCTAATCACAACTGAGGAGGACTTATATGCGATATGCGATGTTTTTTGCTATTACGGGAATTTTGTTGTCAGGTTGCGCTGCTGTTCCAGACGCCAAAACGGAGCAATTAAAGCAGGAGTATATGAGCACCATTCCCGTTTGCATCTCCGATAAAGACTGTGAGTTGAAGTGGAGTGCGGCACGCCGCTGGGTGCTGAGTAATGCAGGCTATAAAATTCAGAGTATCACCAGCGATTACATCGAGACATTTAATCCGCCAGAAGCATCTTCCTTACTTGGTGCTCGGATTATTAAAGAACCTAAAGGTGACGGGACCTATCGTATTACTGCGGAGCTTTGGTGCAGCAATTGGATAGGGTGTCATCCACCAGTTTGGGAAGCCGCTGTAGATTTCAATCGAACAGTGAATGCCGCAAGGCTAAATTAGTTATTCAAAAACACATAAACCCGCTTATGCGGGTTTTTTGTTATTTGAAGTTTGAGGTTTCGGCATGGATAGAAATATCGCGTACCAGTTCACGGCCGGAACTCAGGGTTTCGACCGTGCAGTTGAAAGCATCGAGCGCAACATGCGCGAGGCGCGGACGACATTCAGTCGCGAGCTGCGGGCGATCAACACCGAGATGGTCGGTAGTCAAACCCGGCTCGCTCGTTTTGGTCCGGCAGTGAATGAGGCGTTCTCCGGCGTCAGCACCATCATGCGTTCGGGCCTCGGTGGTGTGGCGGCTGGCATTGCGGGTGTGTTTGGTCTGGGTGCTTTCAAGCTGGGCCAGATCGTTAGCGATAGCAAGGACGCGGCGATCCAACAGGAGGCTGCTTACCGTGGTCTGGAAGCGGTGGCCAATCACGCCGGTGTCGGTATTGGCCGGGCCATGGATGAGGCCAACAAGCTCGCCTCTGACGGCTTGCTCAGCGTAGGTGACGCGGCCAAAGCACTGCAAAACCTGCTCAGCCGTGGCTACAACGTTGACCAGGCGGTGGCGGTGATCAACCGCCTAAAAGACGCTGCAGCGTTCAACCGGCAGGCCAATCTCAGCATGTCGGAAGCTGTGGTGTCGGCCACCGAGGGCTTGAAAAACGAAAACTCGGTGCTGGTGGATAACGCCGGTGTTACGAAAAACGTCGCCAAAATGTGGGACGAGTACGCCAAGAGCATCGGCACTAGTCGTGACAAGTTGTCCGACTCGCAAAAGATCACGGCCGAATACAACGGCATCATGAAAGAGACCGAGGCCCAGGTCGGTAATGCTGCCAAGGCGGCGGATGGATTAACCGGCAGCCAGGCCGAGCTCGACTCCAAAAGCAACCAGCTGCAGGTCACCATCGGCACCATCCTTGAACCGGTCTTTATCAGCCTGAATAAGCGGCTGTCGGAGACTGCCAGTTGGTTTAACAACCTGCTGAAAGGCATGACTGGCGTAGGCCTTACCGTGGATGAGGTGGCGGCGAACGTCGCGCGCTACGAAGCGATGTTAGGCACAGTCATCGCCGGCCCACGCGGTGGCGGTGGCAAGGCTCAATTGGAAGCCACGCTGGTCGAAGAGCGCCTGCTGCTGGAAAACATGCAGTTGGTGTCCAACAAACTGGAAGAAGTCGACGCAGGGATGCGCTCCCGTTCCGACCGCATCGAAGAGCAGCGACGCAAAGTGGCGGAGATGGCCGCGACCGGCAATACAGCCCTGACCAAAGCACCACAGCAGGGCAGGACAAGTCCGACCGCTTACGGCGTTGAAGTCGCCCGGTTGACCAAGCTGGAGCAGGCATACGCGGCAGCCATCGAGCACCGCAAAAAAATAGTCGAATCTACGACCCCTCCCAAGAAGACCGAGGACCCGGTCACTACACCGACGAAAACAAAGTCGCGCGTGAGCGAGTGGGCCGAAGTACTGGATGCACAAAAAGTCGCGCACGCCCAGCAGCAGGCCGAGCAGGGCACCTTTCTGCAGTTCTCCGAGCAGCAGGAAATGCAGTACTGGCAGGGCATTCTCAAGCGCACGGATTTGAGCGCGGCCGAACGTTTGAGCGTCCAGCGCAATTACCTGGCGTCATTGAATGCGTTGCGCCGGCAGGACGAAGGCCAAGCCTTTGCCGACCTGCAAGCCCAGGCCCAGCAGTACCGCAATAATATGGACGCGCGCCTGCAGATCGCTCAGCAGACCCTGGAGCGCAGCCGGCAACTTTATGGTCAGGACAGTCAGGAATACCGCAAGGCTGCGGCTGAGGTGGTTGCTGTCGAGCGCGAAAAGCAGCAGCAAATCACCAACATGAAACAGCAGCAGTTGGCTGCCGATCAACAGGCGCGGCTTACCGATGTTGCCCATGCCGAACAGATGGCCCAGCTGGATCTGCAAGCGAACCTGATCACCCAAGGCCAGCTGCTGCAGGCCCAGGCCGAGTTCGAAAAGCAACGGTATGCGATCGAAGCTCAGGCATTGGCCGAGCGTAAAGCGCTGCTGGAGCAGGATCCTGACCGCAACCCGGTCGCCCTGCAGCAGGTCCAGCAGCAGATCCTGGCGCTGGAGCAAACCCACCGCAACAGCATGGCAGTGATTGGCAGGCAGCAAACCTTTGAATCGCAGAGCAACTGGACGGGCATGGTCGACAGTCTGCGTACCAGCTGGTCGAGCGGGCTTACCGGGATCATCAGCGGCACCATGAGTACCCAGGGCCTTTTGCGCGGGATCTTTACCAGCATCGGGACCGCGTTCGTTGAGAACATGGTCACCAAGCCGTTGATGGCCTGGATGTTCGGCGAGACGGCTAAAACCGGTGCGACGGTGGTGGGTGTTGGCGTTCGAACGGCTGCAGAGGCAGGCGGTGCGGCTATGTCCGTGGCGATCTGGGGCGCAGCCACGATCAAAAACATCATCGCCAGCGCCTGGCAGGCCATGGCCGGAGCTTTCGCAGCCATGTCGGCCATTCCGATCATTGGTCCGATTCTCGGCGCGGCGGCTGCGGTTGCTGCAGGCGCATTCGTCTTCGGCCTGGTGAAAAACGTCGCTTCGGCCGAGGGCGGCTACGA